AAATTGGAGGCTAAGTTTGAAACGACTGAGCCTATAAGTAAGACTGTTGGTAAGAGTAAAGCACCAGCACCGATCAACCCGATTCGGTCAGCAGCAAACGGGCGTGATGTGAATCTAACCGCTAATGGCGAGTTTCACGGTTCATATCAGGCATGGAAAGCTGCTCGATTGGCGGGTAGAATACGGTAAACCTAACCAATTAATTAAGGAATCAAAATGGCTAATAACCTACTTACCATCTCGATGATTACCAACGAAGCGTTGATGGTCCTAGAGAACGAACTAACCTTTTCATCTGAAGTAATCCGTAACTATGACGATCAATTCGCCGTTACTGGCGCAAAGATCGGCGCAACTTTAAATGTCCGTAGACCAGGTCGTTTTATCGGAACTACTGGCCCAGCACTGAATGTTGAAGATTTTAACGAGACTTCAGTTCCCGTTACTTTATCAACTCAGTTTCACGTTGACACTCAGTTTACAAGCCAAGATTTGGCCCTGTCTCTTGATATGTTCAGCGACCGTGTATTAAAGCCTGCCGTGGCCGCTATTGCAAATAACATAGATTTTGCTGGCACGACTATGGCTAAAAACAACACTGCTAACATCGTTGGCACTGCTGGATCGCCACCTACATCATTGCTAACCTACTTAACCGCAGGCGCATATCTTGATGCTGAGGGCGCACCGCGTGACGGTCGTAGAAGCTGTATCGTTGAGCCATTTACCGGCGCAACTATTGTTGACAGTCTTAAAGGCTTGTTTGTCCCATCCGATGTGATTGGCAAGCAATACCAAAAAGGCATGATGGGCCGTGACAGTGCAGGCATGAACTGGAAAATGGATCAGAACATTGTTAGCCAAACCTTTGGTTCATATAGCACAGCTACTTTGGCATGTGCCACGACCACTGCAACAGGCTTTCTGACAACTGGCTGGGCATCAACCTCAACCATTGCTCTGACTGCTACTACTGCTACTGCCGGACTTAAGCAAGGCGATACTTTCACGATTGCTGGCGTTTACGCTGTCAACCCACAAAATCGTCAGGCTTACGGTTCTAACAAGTTGCGTAACTTTGTTGTTACTTCAGACGTTACTGTTGCTACTTCTGGCACAACTTCTGTTACTGTTTCTCCTGCTGTTATTACCGCAGGTCAGTTCCAGAATGTAACAATTCCTACTACCAGTGCAACTGCTGCTGTAACTCCGTTTGACAAAACCGGTGCAGTTTCTCCTCAGAATATCGTAATGCACAAAAATGCGTTTACTTTAGCTACTGCGGATTTGGAATTGCCTGATGGAGTTCACTTTGCAGGTCGTGCAAGCGACAAGGAACTTGGATTATCTATGCGTATTGTCCGCCAATACACCATCAATAACGACTCGATCCCGACTCGCGTTGATGTGTTATACGGTTGGGCGCCGCTATATCCTGAGTTGGCTTGCCGCGTTGCTGCCTAAACTTAACATCTTACAAGGAAATATATTATGGCTAATCCAGGTGCTGCATCAACATCAACCATCCATCCGTCTAATCTAGCAAGCAATCAAGCTATCCGCCTTCTGGCGGTTGGCGTGAATGTGCCGATTAGTCAAACGGGTGATTCTTCAGTTACTTTACCCATCAACAATTCAAGCAGCTATGCTGTGACGAACGTAGTTATTACTAATGCTAATAAAGACGTTGCCGCAGGTTACTTAGCTATTTGGACTGGCCCTGCTGGGACTGGCACTGAGATCGTTACTAACGCTGCTTTGACTAGCAATACGTCAAGCGCATATGTAACTCGTTCTACAGTAGTAGCAGGCACGTTGGCAACCAACCTGTCAGCACAAACCTTATATGTAAAAGTTGGCACTGCCGTTGCTGGTGGCACTGTTAATATTTACGTGTATGGCACTGACTTTAGCACGTTCTAAAATGCAATAAGAAGAAAGCCACTCTATAAAAGGGGTGGCTTTTTTTATTTATAAGGGAGTTAAAATGTCCAATTATGTATATTTAGAAGCTAGTGCAAACGTAAAAACTCAGCCTGGCAAGTTAAAAGGAATATTTTGCAGTGCTGCATCATCCACTCCTACAATTACGGTGTATGATACTCAGACCACAGGAACTACTGCCACTGTTTTAGGCGTTTTTACGCCTACCGCAGCAACAAACTACACTTTCTTTGATGGTATTAATACTGCCAATGGAATTTATGTGGTTATTAGTGGAACAGTTAAATGCACAATCTATTACGAATGATTTAAATGGCGCAAACTGGTTTTACCCCAATCCAGTTATATTACAGCATTACGGCTGGCGCATCCCCTATTGCCAGTAGCTTGGCAAATGGGGAACTAGCCATCAATATTACTGATGGCAAACTATTCTACAAAGAAAATACAGGCACAATTTCTGTTATTGGATGGAAGCTAGTTCCAACCACAGCCGGTGGAACTGGGCAGACTACTTACGTCAATGGTCAGTTGTTAATCGGTAATAGCACAGGAAATACGCTCACCAAAGCTACTTTGACAGCAGGGTCTGGTATATCTGTTACTAACGGAACTGGATCAATTACATTAGCAAATACAGGCGTTCTGTCATTTGATGGCGGTAGCACTGGCTTATTGCCATCGACTGCTACTACTGGCGTTGTTAGCTTATCAGGCACTCTTGGCGTTGGCTATGGTGGCACAGGTCAGACAACCTATACAAACGGTCAGCTTTTAATTGGCAATACTACCGGAAATACGCTAACCAAAGCTACATTGACTGCCGGTTCTGGCGTGACCATTTCTAACGGCGCAGGATCAATTACGATTAGCGCTACTGGTTCTGGCGGCACAGTCACTGCGGTTACAGGCACAGCGCCAGTGGTATCTAGCGGTGGCACAACACCGGCAATCAGCATGGCTGCGGCTACCGCATCTGTGAATGGATATTTAACGTCTACAGATTGGACAACCTTTAATAATAAAGGTTCTGGTTCAGTTACGTCAGTTGGCGGCACTGGAACGGTAAACGGGATTACTTTAACCGGAACTGTAACAACTACTGGCAATTTGACATTAGGCGGTACGTTATCGGGCGTAAGTCTTACTACGCAAGTATCAGGCGTATTGCCAATAGCTAATGGCGGCACAAATGCCTCAACCGCAAGCATTACGTCATTTAATAATATTACAGGTTATACTGCGTCTGGGGCTACTGGAACAACTAGCACTAATTTAGTATTCTCAACAAGCCCAACACTTGTAACGCCAACTCTAGGCGCAGCACTTGCAACCAGTATAAAGTTTGGTTCTGGCAGTGTTTTGTCCAGTTACGAAACAGGCACATGGACACCAGTTTGCTCTAGGGCAACAGGCGGGGCAATTACGGCTGTTTACGACACTCAATTAGGTAAATATATTAAAGTTGGAAATGTTGTTACAGTTTCTGCTTTTATTAATATTACTGCTGTAGTTATTCAAGGCAGTGGTGAAAACAGGGTTTCAGGACTTCCTTATGCACCTGCTGACAATTCATTAGGTGCAGGTGCTGTAGCAAGAAATAACGCCTTTACTACTTCTGTAATTATTAGTTGTTTTGGTTGGGGAGACAGTGAAATGAGATTCATGGACAACACAAACAGCGTTACTCCAGTATCGGTTGATTGGAAATCTGGTGTGGTAAACTTTACTTTTAGCTATTTTGTATAGGAAAAAAAATGTCATTAACTAAAGTTTCATACTCAATGATTACTGGCGCTGCGTATAACGTCTTAGACTTTGGCGCAGACTCAACAGGCGCAACTAGCGCAACAAGTGCCTTTCAATTAGCGGTTGCTAATGGCGGTGTTGTATATATTCCATCTGGAACATATAAATTAGATAGCAAATTAACATTAAGCACAAACAATACAACTTTGTGGCTTGCAGCTAATGTTACGCTTAATTTGTCCGGCGTTACTGCAACTCAAAGCCCATTTGGAAATCAAATACACATTACTGCAAATAATTGCGCCGTAATTGGCAGTGGTCCATCTAGTCTATTGCAAATGGCAAGCGGAAGCCCAGCTAATGCTATTGGGTTAAATCAAGGCAATTTACTAACTATTCAAAATTTAACTATTGATGGTGACAAAACAACTGTAACGCCATTTGAAGACGATACATTTGGTTCTGCCATATCAATTGTTTGCACTAATGCAGGTGGTGCTACTACTGATGCTAGAGCAACTATTGACAATGTTTACATGAAAAACTTTTTTCATTACGGCGTAAATATTTACGGTGAACAAGCTAACGGCATAAAAATTGTTAATTGCAACATAGAATCTATGGGCGTTAATGCACAGGCTTTTTCAGTTGGCGGCGGCATTGTTTCAACTGTAAGCCCAAGTGATATTATTATTTCTAATAATGTAATTAAAAATTGTAAATGGTCTGCAATTTTTGTAAGTTCTGGCGGTGCAAATAGTTCTAATTATGTAATAACAGGCAATGCAATTCATCAAAATGGTTATAGCGGTAGTGGTAGTGGAATTCATTTTGCACAAGAAGCACAATATGGTTGCGTTGTAGGAAAAGGTCTTTCTAATGTTGTTGTGTCAGGAAATATATGCACAGGAAATGCAAGAAGCGGCGTTATTTTTAATGTTGATACAGTAGGTTACATTTCTTATATTACGGTTACTGGAAATACTTTAGAAGGTAACACTTACGCAGGTCTTGAAATTAGTTGCACAAATACTTCTCCAAGTGTTATTTCTAATGTAATGGTTTCTGGTAATCAAGTAGCGCAAAATGGAACATATCAAATAACATCTAATCAATATGTGCAGTTAATTGAAGGCGTTAAAATGCCGTTTACGCCAACCATTTCGGGAACAACAATAGCCGGAGTTGGCACGTATACTTCTCAAGATGGTAGCTATGTTAAAGTTGGAAGTATTGTTAATTTTGAATTAGATATTGGTTGGTCAAATCACACCGGAACTGGAGATATTTTAGTTGGTGGTTTTCCTTATGCTAGTGCAAACAGTTCTCCAGTGCCTGCAAGTTGGGTATGGTCAAACGGTTTGACAATTACCGGTCAAGCTACATTTGGTCTTACTACAAATCAGACTTATGGTGGGTTAGGCGCGGTGAATAACGGTATTTATTCAGCGGTTGCTATAGATACAAGTGCGGGGTTAAGAATCACTGGATTCTACTTTACAAGTTAATGAGGCCAACAATGTTAGAAAAGAAAATTACAGTTGACTTGATTGAAACCATTGAAAACGGTGCTGTGCAAGTTCGCACTAAGACTGCTATTGTTGAGGATGGCAAAGAACTTAGCGGGTCATTTCACCGTCATGTTGTCTCGCCTGGTGACGATTACAGTCAAGAAGATGCTCGCGTTAAAGCAATATGCGCTGCTGTGCATACACCTGAAGTGATTGCCGCGTATCAAGCCACATTAATTACTGAGCAACAAATTTAATAAAGGAATTCATTATGGCAGTTAATCTCTCGGCATTCGGTGGTGTAGGTTGGCAGTTTTTTGATAATAATGGAGTTCCATTATCTGGCGGCCTAATTTATACTTATGCTGCTGGAACAAGCACACCACAAGCCACTTATACAACAAGCTCAGGAAATATTGCCCATACTAATCCAATTGTATTAGATGCGGCAGGGCGTGTGCCTGGTGGTGAAATATGGTTGACGATTACATTAAATTATAAATTTGTCTTAAAAACTTCGGCCGGAATAACCATTGCAACTTTTGATAATATTTACGGATCAGGTTCAGCAACTGCGTATCTTAATAATTTTACAGGCACTGGATCGCAAACAAATTTTACATTGACTGCTATGCCAACAGATGAAAATAATACTCAAGTTTATATTAATGGCGTATATCAACAAAAAAATACATACTCATTAAGTAGCCAAGTATTAATTTTTTCAGTAGCGCCACCAATTACTTCTACGATTGAAGTAACGTATTTCTAGCAATAAAGGATAGAAATGACAACACCTTATGACATTATTACTCGATCATTAAAAGACATTGGTGCGTTGGCTGCTGGTGAAGTTCCGACAGCCGATGAAGCGCAAGATGCGTTTGATATGCTGAACGATATGTGCGCTCAGTGGTCTAATGAGAATATGATGGTTTTTTACAAGACTGAGATTATATTTCCAGTTGTGCAAAACCAAGTTCAATATACGATTGGACCAGGCGGTCAGATTGGCGCATCGTTTACTGGCTCAATCTCAGGAACTACTTTAACTGTCTCAGGCGGCGGCATTCTGTCTGGTGCAATTGCTATCGGTCAAACTTTGAGCGGCACTGGAGTTACTGCGGGAACTACGATTGTAGGCTACACAACAGGCGCAGGCGGCAATGTTAATGAGTTAGGCACATACACAGTAAGCAAATCACAAACTGTTGCCTCAACCACGATTTCAGCTTACTACGAGCGACCATTGACGATTGAGTCTGCATTTGTTCGGGTATCTACTACAAGCAATGGCGTTCCTATTTATGGCGGCGGCTTGGATTACCCAGTTGCTGTATTTAGTCTAGAAGAATATGAATCTATTGGTTTAAAAACTCTAAATGGTCCGTGGCCTAAAGGGGTTTACTATCAGCCTAGTGAGTTATTGGGAACGGTATACGTTTGGCCTAACCCAGCGCAAGGTGAAATGCACTTGTTTGCATCGACAATCTTTAGACAATTCAGCAACTTAACAGATACAATACAACTACCACAGGGATACAATATGTCCTTGCGGTGGTGTTTGGCTGAGAGATTAATGCCGATGTTTGGCAAAGTTAATCAAATCCAAGCAGCCATGATTAATGGATATGCTGCACAGGCTAAAGCTACAATTAAGCGCACTAACATGCGACCACCACAGATTTCACGTTATCCAGACGCATTAATGATGGGTCGTGCTAAAGATGCAGCGTTTATTATGGATGGCGGTTTTAGGTAAATTTTAATAAATTGGAGTAAAAAATGTCAAATATTGCAATTTCTGCCTTACCTGTTGCTACTTCTCAAGCCGGTGCAGATGTTTTGCCTATTGTTCAAGCATCAACTAGCACCACTAAGCAACTGTCTGTAACTAATTTATTTACTAGTCCTACATTTGTTACGCCTGCATTGGGAACGGTTGCAAGCGGCAATATTTCAGCTTGCACTAGCACTAGCATGGCATTAACTACGCCAGTAATTGGTGTGGCTACTGGAACAAGTTTAACCGCTACTGGCACTATTGTTTCAACCGGAACTGCGGGTGTTGGTTATGCAACTGGCGCAGGTGGCACTGTTACACAAGCAACTAGCAGAACTACTGGCGTTACATTAAATAAAACCACCGGTGCAATTACATTAGTTAGCGCCGCAGGTTCAGCTACAGCCGCAACTTTTACGGTAACTAATAGCACTGTAGCGGCAACTGATGTAATTATTCTTAATCAAAAATCAGGCACAGATTTATACGATTTAATGGTAACTGCTGTAGCTGCTGGAAGTTTTAATATTTCGTTTCGCACCACTGGCGGCACGACTACAGAAACTCCGGTATTTAGTTTTGCAGTTATTAAAGCGGTAGCAGCATAATGCCAGACTTTGGTTTCGTAGGCACATCTTACGAAGCACCTTCGATTTATCAGGATGCTCAGGAATGTATTAATTTCTACGCAGAGATTGATCCAACTAAGCAGCCTGGTAGCCGAGGCGTTGTGGCTTTGTATCCGACACCAGGACTCGTTACTCAAGTGACATTACCTGCTGCTGCTGCCGTTCGTGGCATGAGAGCATTGTCAGGGGATAAAATATTAATTGCTGTAAGTGGTAACAAAGTCTATAAAATTGATTTGCAATTTGTTGCAACTGAAGTTGGAACATTAACGACTAATTCAGGTTATGTATCAATTTCTGACAACATTACAACTAATAACGGATTAACTGCTTACATTGTAGATGGTCCAAATAGATACACTTGGGTAGCTGATACTAATACGTTTGCTACGCTTGCATCAACTGATGGACCGTGGCAAGGCGCAAGCGTTGTTGATGTTGTTGATAATTACAATATTTACAATGAACCCAATACTCAGAACTGGGGTTGCACAGACTTAGGTTTGGCATCATCCAGCGAAGCATTGTATGGAAGCAAAGACGGCTCACCAGACAATCTGGTAACTTTAATTGTTGATAGACGGCAAGTTTATCTGATTGGCGAAGTTACAACCGAGGTTTGGACAGACGTAGGTAATGTAATTACCGGTATTGTAACTTTCCCATTTCAGCGAGTGCCAGGCACATCAGCGCAATCAGGTTGCGTTTCACCATTTTCAGTTTCTCGATTTGCTAACAGTTTTGCATTGGTTGCTAGGGATACTCGCGGTGATTCTACAATTGAAATCATGGATGGTTATCAATATAAAAGAATATCAACCCATGCTGTAGAGCAGTCTTTGGTAGGTTATTCTACAACTGATGCTGTGGCTTATACGTATCAGATTGAAGGCCATGAAATGTATGTTGTTACGTTTCCCAGTGTGGGCGCAAATGGGCTTACGTGGGTATACGACTTGTCTACCCAGCAATGGCACAAATGGTTATCTTGGGATTCTGATGCCAGTATTTATAAGCGGCATCGTTCCAACTGTGGGGCATTTTTTGCAAATTTAAATTTGGTTGGGGATTACGAAAACGGCAAGATTTACAGTATTGAAAATAATATCTATACCGATGACAATAAAACTATTCGCAGATTACGCAGGGCAGTTCATATTACAACAGACTTGCAGCGACAGTATTTTGAAGAATTCCAAATACAGTTTCAACCTGGCGTTGGATTGGTTACGCAGCCTGGCACTGAAATTCAAGATATATCCACAGAATCAGATGTAACAATTGTTGCTGAATTTGTGCAAGGATATTTGACTACGCAAGCAGGCGATCAATTAGTGACTGAATCTAATGATGGTAATGAACCATTAGTGACTCAGGTTCAGCCATTAGAAGATTATAACGGTTACGCATTATCAACAAATCAAGTTGCTGAGACTGCTGGTTATACTCCTCAAGCAATGATGCGGTGGTCAAATGACGGCGGCTCTACTTGGTCAAACGAGCATTGGACATCTATAGGTCGGATTGGCGCATATCAGAATCGAGCAATTTGGCGCAGATTGGGTTGGTCTAGGGATAGGATATTTGAGGTTGCTATCAGCGATCCGATTAAAGCTGTGGTTGTTTCGGCAAATCTAAAAGCTAGCGCGGCGGATAACTAATGGCTACTCCAATCCCAAGCAGCAATATTAATATCCCATACTCGCCATTTATTGATTTGGCTACGGGCAGACCCAATCAGGAATGGATGATGTGGCTGATGAATCCTAGCGTTATCTCATTTCAGACCAATAATACAATCATTAATGGCGGCACTATTGATAATGTTACAATTAATAACTCTACAATTGGCTTAACTACGCCGGCTGCGGGTAAATTTACTGATTTTACAGCGTTAAATGGCGTAAAAGGTGGGGTATTTTGATTAAAAGCCACGAATTAGTTTGCGATAATTTAGATGTATTATCATTGCAAGCTGAATTATTAAACAATTATGATGAGTTTGATAAGATCAATTTGCGGCGTTTGGGAAATTCTCCACATGCAGAAATGACTGATATTTGGGTAAGATATAATCATATAGACAACTATCATGATGATGTATTGAACGGCACTAGCAAGTTCAACGATGAGCATGATTCAGTTTGGTATCCAGTAATAGACAAAATACCATCTGCAAAAAAAGTAATATTTGATTTAATGAGTGAAGTTGATGGTGAAAGATTGGGCGGAATTTTAATAACCAAACTAAATGCAAACGGTAAAATTAAAAAGCATACTGATAGTGGCTGGCATGCTGAATATTATGATAAGTTTTATGTTCCTATTTTAAA